ATCCCTCAGGCTCTTGTGCAATCCAACAGTCGGCCCGCCGATGACGCGGATGTGTTGGATGTGCATGTTGTCGAGAATCTTGGAGATGGCTTTGTAATCGCCACGCGCAGCGAGGACTCCAATGCGACGAGACGCCCGTGAATCCTCCTTCAGCGCATTCAATCGGTTCAGGCTTGGGAATGCCCGGTTGATGTCCGTGCGGATCTTAGTTTTGCCGGCCTGCTCTTGTTTGGACGGGCTCTTAAAAACAGCACCAAGCCCGGTCGGCGGGGTCAGCCGAACGCAATCGGCCAGCCACAGCCGCGCCGTCCTCGTCACAATCTCAGCGGATGACTGATTCAGAAGCACGCCAAGCTCTCGCATCTGCCGACTCCATCCAATCTGATCCATGGAAAACTTTGTCATCGCCTTCCTTGGTTCGCTGGTTGACATTCAATGTGGTAGTCGGTTACGTCGTCAGCATTGCTAAGGTCGGTGATAGCCCACCTGCGTCCACCCCAATGGATTCCCTTGCCTGCGCGAAGGTCAACGCCGGCATAGTCGAGCGGAACCTTGGGCGTCAGGATTACAAGGTTGCCCTCGACTGTCTTTCCGCCTGCCTCGTTCATGAATGAAAGAGTCTCAACCCGACACACTCCACGAAAGGTCTGCGTGTGACCGTCAACGCGAAACGTGGACGACCCATCAAACTCGTCCATGATGGTCGCGGTCGCGTCGCCCAAGGCTCTTTCGGTTCTGGTCATCAACTCGCCTTTTCCTTCTGCCCGAAATACCACCCCATCGCTCCAATCGATAAACTGTACAACGGCTCAACGATTGGCTGACCCATAAATGACTGAAAGCAAACTGTTCCAAGAATCATCGCGGCAATCCAGCCACGCACCGAAACTCCTAACAGCTTACTCTCTGTTTTAGATACAGGCTCCATGTCATTTCCTTTCCAATAGCTCCAGCATCTTCTTTTGACTGCTCGCCAACTCTCCAAGTTTGTGCTCCGTCAGTGCCCGGAATGTCGCAAGCTCAGAGGTTGTTGCGCTTAGAGTGGCCCGCAGACTCTCAATACGAGATCCATTCTCATCGGATTGGCGGCGTGCATCAACGCTAACATCGCGCAAAATCTCAGCGCGAAGGATGCTCGCCGCTTGGATGTGTCCTTCTGATTTCCAAGTTTCCAACTGACGAATTGACGATTCATGCTTGTTGATGCTTTGGGTTACCCACACTCCACCGGCAATCATGAATGGATATGTCATCAGGAATACCTTGAACAAAACCTGAAACAAGGATTCCCAGTTTGCCGATGGCTTTTTGTCATTCATTACTTGGGTGGGGCATATCACAACATCCCTCGTCAGGGTTTCACTTCCTTGATGATCCGCGTCGTCGTGACGGTCTCCGTAACCGCCAAAACATCAAACTGCTCACCAAGCCGGATCACCGGAGCGTTGGGCGTCGCAATGGAGCGAACTGTTACCTTGATCTCATTGCTTGGCGCAGATTCAAGTCCAAGATCGTTGATCGCTGACACCGCTACGTAATAGGTCCCCGGCGCCTCGACCATCACAATCACCGGCTCAGCGGACGTAGGCACCCGACCATCAACGAGTCGGCCATCGGTATAGACTCCGCTCTCGGTGCCGATGCTGATGCGATGGTTGATGATGTTGTGTCCTTCCCAGCCGATGCCAGCGTCCCAAACGAGTTTTATGCCTTTGTCGAGATCGACAATGGGAGTTGATTCGGGGTCTTCCTGTGCGAACGCAGCAAGCGGCAGGAGAATGAGGATGGTGAGGATGTGTTTCATCGGTAAATGCGCGGTTGCGTTGTGGCTTGGGTGACTGTGTTAGTGAGAAGAACTGGAGGCCCGAGGAGATTGACGGTTGAACCACTACCGCCTCCGGGGCCGATGTTGGTAAGTGGGGCGTAGAAAACGAGGGATTGCGGGCGGACTTTGTTGGCGGCTTGGCCTGCGGCCAGGCTGGATATTTCTGCCAACATAAGATTAGTGGACCAAATGGCAGCGTCTGACATATGACAGAGGGCGTAGCCATTAAGCGACCCGCTGACGATGCGTGAACCTATAATTGCCCTTGTGATTGTCGGTGTTGTAATTGAAGCCGTGTGATTTATTTCTTCAGTTCCGTCGATGTATAACTTTGCGCTAGATGACCCTGCGACTACCATAGCCAAATGCACCCACCTATTTTGGTAACTGGAATCTTTTGTGACTGTTCCAGTCACGGCAGTCCCAGCGCTATTTCTGCGCTCAATAGCAAAACGTGACGATGTGGCCAGAAGCAAACAATGGTATCCACCATCGGACCCTTGCGCCGTCAGGAATGGTCGGGTCGTGAACGAAGGGAAGTTGACCCAAATTGAGAGCGTTATCTCTTGACCGCTCACGGTCTCAATAGGGTTCGACATTCCATGGCTATTCGCAACCGTAAAATCCGACGCCCCCTTCCCAACCATCGGCAGCAGAAGAAACAAAACAGGAAGAATCTGCCTAACGACAAACCGCGTCAGCTTTCCAAGGACAGCCTCAACTCGATTAAGTCTCTCAGCGGAAGTCCCGCTGCCAGCCTCCATCGCCAAGACAGTTGTTTTAATTGTAGAAATGTTGTCGTATATATACTTCACGTCGATCTCCTCCGCTGTGAGATTCCGCACGTTCCACGACTTGGATACCGACGACTCGCCAATGGTATAGGTGTGACCATTAAGCACCTGATTCGCTCCAAGCGTTGGCTGCGGATCAACATTCAACGGCTTCCAATAAATTGCCTTCGGGTTGTTTGCCGCGATGAACTGCGCCACGAGTTGAGGATCAAGCTCTCGCTCCTCCACCACTGCGGTCAGGTCTGCGTTGAGTCGTGCGTAAAGTGCCATATCAGTTTGCGGTTCGGAGTTCGATGGAATAAACCTGCATGTCTCCGGTCATTGTGTCGGCCCCGTCGTTTGCGTCACGGTAGAAGTTGAACCAGAAAGGTCCTCCGGCTGCCAGTGAGTCAATGGACGTCAGTGTGATTTCTGCGGTCGTGATGATGCCGCTGGTTCCATTTGCTGCGGCAGTAACGCAGGTGGCAGTGTCGAAACTGTCTGTGTCTGTGTTAGTCGTTCCACTCTCAATCTGTCCGCAGATCCTGACGTTGCCGGATGTGGCTGTCTTGCCGACGAAGTTGACGCGAGCCTTGATGCCGGACGTTAGGACTGCCGCCTCAGGAATGATTCGATGCCAGATAATCGACTCGTCGGTGGTATCGTCGAACTCCAGAACTGGGCGGGAATTGCGCGTCCAAAATGTGCCGTAGTTGGCTGATGGCTGCTGGTATCCGGTTGGAAGTAGGACTGCGATTGTCTTGGTTCCGCCGCCACCGCCGCCAGCTTCGCTCTCTCTAACAAACGCACCAGTACCAACGGCATTAGTCAACGACAGCGTACCGCTTGAAACTTCAAAGTCAGTGGAAACTGCCGTGATAAGGCTTGAACCGCTTCCACCCAACTCCGCCTCCGTCCCAGCATCGTCCTTTCGGTACACCTTACCATCCGCTTTTGCGTACACCCTCACAGTCCCGCTAGCTGCCGTACTCGGTGCCGATGCGTGCTCGTCTAGGACGATGAATGCGTCAGCGCCGCCAGTGATGGAGGTGTTGAAGGTTGGGGTTGTTAGGGTGGGGGATGAAAGCGGAGCATACGACGCAAGCTCGGAATCCCTTGTGATACTGGCCGCGATTGACAGGGTTGGGTTGCCACTCACGCCATCGCCGTTGCCGACTACGATTTCGGAGTCTCCGGTGATGGTGCGGGCGGATAGTGCGCCTGCGCCGGTTTTGGCTACGATGCCGTTGCCGAGGGCTCCGAGGGACGTGAGTGTTGCGTTTGTCGCTTGGTAGATTTGAGGGTCTGCCGCGAGCGCTGTTAGGTTGATGTTGGTGGCCTGATACAGTTGAGGATTGGACGCGAGCGCGGTCAATGCGACGTTTGTCGCCTGGTACAACTGGGGATTTGCCGAGAGGGCCGTAAGCGCCGCATTCGTCTGTTGATATAGAATCGACGCCTCGTCCTCAGTGAGATGCGTTGAAACAAACTCATGCGCGGCGTCGGTCCATTTGTTTGTTGAGATGACGCCATTGTCCACGGTCCACGTTGCGCCGGATGACGATACCGTGATGTCTCCCTTGTCTCCATCGCTAACCCCTCCTCCGCCCGTCTGGTCCTCGCCCCATAGCACGGTGGTCGAGGAAGATTTTAGAACCTGACCATTGCTTCCCCGTGCAATCCTCGCCCACGATCCCCCGGTGTAATAGAGTAGATCCCCGGTTGCGTTTCCAGTAATGTCCGAGATTTGTGTCAGCGCGGAGTTTGTCCGCTGGTAGAGGTTGAGCGCTTGATGTGTGTCGATTGCTGATATCACCTCAGAATCCCGCGCAATGGTCGAGGCTATGCGTGCATCGGCTACAGTGCCGCTGGTAATGTCCTCGCCTGCGTGAGCATGGGACGCCGCAGCAAACGCTGTGGACGCCTCCACGGCCGCCGTGCCAAGCCCCAGGGTGGTTCGCTGCGCTGCGTTGTCCACGTCGTCGAGGAGCGCCTTTCCGGCAGTTGTGATGTCACCGCCGAGATTCTCGTTTTGGACCACGCCGTTGTCGATTGTCCACGTTGCCCCCGATCCACTCACGGTGATGTCGCCTTTGTCGCCGTCAGAAATAGCTCCACTCACACTTCCAAGTGCATTGTCAATCCCAAGGATGTGCCCCTCTAGCGTCGCTGACCCGGGCGTGTAATTCGTTGGCGCAGCACCTGCCCACGAAACCAAGTCTGCCTCGTAATCTCCAAGCGTTGCCACAACCGCGCCATCCCTGCCAAACACTGTCACAACCGCACCAGTCACTCCTGCACCTGGGCGGATGACATCGTTGACTAGGTTGGAGTTGATGATGAAGAAATCCGCTGGAATCACTGCCCCGTTGGTGTCGGTCATCACCGCAGAGACCAGCGGCGTCGGAGGACTCGCCGGCTGCGACTGAACAAACGCCGCCGCAATCAGGAAGCACGCGCAGGCGAGACCGAAGAGGATGGGGAAGTGTCGTTTCATGAGGCTATTGTTCTCGGAGATAAAGCACGCCAGAAAGCGTCACATTGGCCGGAGGAGTAGCCCATACTGGCGTTCTAACGCGGATTTGCAGATAGCTGTCTGCGGCGATGGAGGTGGTCAGTCCCTTTACGAGATTGTTTCGTTGCGATGCGTTCCATTGCTGGGCGATCTCGCCGGCAGCTACAGAGTTGTTAATCCAAACGTCAATAAGCACATCTTCGTCGGTGCCAGGTGTCCCAACGCGAGCGCGTACCCAATACGACTCCAGTGTTGAAGCAACTGGGATGTAGATTCTCGAAAGATTCAAGTCGGAGTTAAGGCCGGTCCCACCAGACATGCCGGCATAATTTGTGGCGCTGGATGATGGCGAGACGTTTGCAGTTGCAACAATGGGGACAGTGTATAGCGCCCCATTGCTGGTGTTGCGCCATGTCGCACCGTTGTATTCGTGAACGCTCCCAACGTCGGTATCATAGACCAAAAGCCCTGCGACTGGTGAGGAAATGGCAGCCCTCTCTGCTGATGTCATTCTCGGCAGCAAGAGACCCTTTGTGGTCGAGCGCACCTCTAGCGCGGCTGCGCCTACGGCAATCGTGCTTTCTGAGTCTTCCCCGTCAGGCTTAACCAGTAAGCCGCCTGCGGCTAGAGACATCCTAACGTGCGTGCCACTTGCCGCATTGTCCTCCCCTGATGGCTGAGAGTAAAACCGTATTCGCTGCGGAGGGTTGAACAACACAGAACCTCCACCAAGATCAAGGTATCCCGCTCCGTTCGCGAACGAGCTTCCGACCAGTCCAGCCATTGGGCGCTTTTGGGAATCGCCGGGTTGAAATCCAAAACGAAATGTTCTCGTGCTGCCGCTTTCAAGGGAATCACCCAACACTAGCATTCCCGGGCTGGCGATCATTTGAACTTTGCTGGAGTCGATTTGCCATCGGTTGGTGTAGAGTCCCTGTCTCACCCAGTACCAAGGCCAAGGAAAGGAGCGATACTCGCCAATCCCAGCGCCGGACGTGGACGTGGACGCGCCGTAATCGTCGATGCCGCCTTGCGTCGTGTAGAAAGTGCTGGAAGTAGGAAGCCGCACCACGTTGTTAGTGGCCGTGGATGAAATCTTCACTTGGCTTCCCATCTTCCACGGCGCCGAAGCATTAAACACGCTGAGCGCGTCTATTTCGTTCTCGTCCGCCTGTTCCAACAGGATTCCTCCTGCCAGCCCACTGAAATGCCCGCCGGTGACTTTGTGTGATCTTCCGTTTAGAATGAGTCCCCAGTTTGCGTCCGTTGCTGTTATGTCGCACATTCCGTCTGGGGATTCAGTTTCCAACGATTCTTCAACGGTGATTTCATTCCCAGTCACAGATGCAATAGTCCACACTCCATCATTCAGTGAAGTTCCGTTCACTGCCAAATATCGTTTCGCCCCATACCCCGCCGCCTGAAAGTCGTAAGGTGCAGTAATTGTGCTTCCGGCAATGGTGACCGTGTTCGTGGTGATGGTCAGCCCAGCTAGCGCGGCGGGTTGGGATTCAACATCCAAGTTGCGAAAGAAAATGTTCCTAGACCCCGGCTTGTTGGTTACAACGACTTGGGCGCGACCGCCATTATCAAAAGCCTCAAACCCGTCCAATGTGACGTAAGAGCCGTGCAACAAGAGTCCCTCGGCGCCATTGTAGGACGACCGCGAGCTAATAATGGTTCCAACGAAAGCCCCATCGAAGTTCCCGCCGCGATTGGCCAACCAGATTCCACGGCGCCCGTTACGCTGGGAAAACACTTGGTTGAGTTGTGCCAACTCGGCATTAACCAAATAAATCCCGTCCCCAGGCTGCCACTGAACGTGAACATTGTGAATCGTGAACGGACCAACTGATCCGGATCCAAAATCATTCAGATAGATTCCGTGGCCATTGGTTTCCGTAAATGTACCCAACGCGGCTTTGCGTGCGTCCGTGCTGTCAATCCACAGATCCCTGATGGTTGCGCCAGCGCCACGAAACTCCATTGCGTTCGACGTGGTGGAGTTGATTAACAATAATGTTTGCCCATCCCCGTCCCCAGAAATGTGCCAATACCTACGGCTCTCAACATCCGGCACGTCATCAGACCAAAACTTGATGCCGTCGATAACGTAACGACCGGATGGTATGTGATACCGATTTCGACCTTCGTAGGTGGTGCTCGACAGCAAGTAATTTGCAGCGGCCTGAAACGCAGATGTGTCGTCTGTTACCCCATCACCCTTCGCTCCGAACTTTCGCACGTCCCCATCCCAATCAACCGCGTGCCACTGCCAGCCTCCGCGACCGGATGCAAACACGGTGCCGAGGTTGGTTGTCGATCCTGACTCAATCACTCGAAACTCCTGCCCGCCACCGTCTCCAGCAGCGTAGTAGCCGAGAGTGGTCACGGTCATTTTCCCGCCAACAGCATACGGCTGCGGGTTGAGCGCAATCAAGTCGGCAACCGTGTCCACCGTGCGGACTGGAGCTTGACCGAAGGCTGGAAAGCAAAACAGGAACAGGATGGTGATGGCGTTTCTCATTGCTCAACAATCCAGAATTGGATGAGACATGCAGCGGTGTTGGCTTTCACATATGGAACCGCGCCGGTGTTCACGAGGAAGCACGGCGGATCACCTGGGCGAAGTCTGTTTGTTTGGAGCGTGCCGCTGGAGTCTTGGAATACTTCAACGTAGTTGGTCCCGTCGAGGTTTTGGATGGCGACATGGGCAGGGAAGGCAACGTCAGCCGGCGCCGCCAATGCCTCATGTGATGTTCCAACCGACTGCGTGACTGGTCCACCAATGTCTACGCCGGTCATATCGAACACGGTTCGGATGGATCGCGAATCCATTTCAACGCCACCCTTTGACGCTTCAAACCGGAAAGTTACCGTGATTTCGTCAGCCATAAATTAGCTCGCTCCTCCCAATCCGATGCGCTCGGAACCGGCAGCGCCGGTATTGGTTATGGGGTTCCATCGCTCGGTTGTGTAATTGTAAATCTCCAGATGCCCGTTATGAACTCGAAATGATTGGTCAGCGTCGGACTTGAGCATGTACTTGGGCTCGACCGTGCGGGTATAGACAAGCTCGTCGGAAATAATGTCGTGCAGCGTGTACGGACCGCCACCTGTTGGAACCGCGAAATTGACCACGGTTAAAACCGAACCGTTCTTCCATTCCGCAGAGTAGTCTCCCGCCTCCAGCGTAATCGAAAAGTCGCCGTCAACATCGGTGTCAACGGTCCTTCGCGTAACGCTCACAACGTAGGTGTCAGATGTGGTTGGCGCCGACACCGACTGAATCAGAACAGCAACCTTGTTTAGCGCGGTTCCATCGGCAGAAATTAAAGTTCCAGTGACGGTTGGCATAGGTCAGGTCCCTGGAGAAATCCGAAGCGCGAACGCTCCACTTGAAAGCTCGACGATATTCTCGTCGTTTCCGGTAAGCCCGGTCTGGTTGGTGCGAACCCAAAAGGATTTGATGTCGTCGTCCGTTTCCCAGTTCCGTGCCAATGCCATTTGCCATGTGTCTCCAGCGGAGGCTTTAAGAAGCGCGAACGTCTCGAACTCGGTATATGCCGCGCCGTAAAGAGGGATTGCGCTTTCTGCGTCGTCCGCAACCTCCGCGATGGTGTACGTCGCGGACCCGCTCGGAACTGTGAACGTCAGCCAATTCAACTCACGGCCAACGCGAAACTCTAGGAGGTAACGACCCGCTGAAAGAGTCGTTGAGAACGTGCCATCGACAGCAGTAGAAACGCCGATCCTTGACTTCGATAGTACACCGCCGACACCTGCGATTGGTTGGTCTGCGTAACGAGAGAACGCAAGGGTGGAGTATGGCACGGCCTCTCCACGGATGTTTTTGATTGTGTCTGCAATGGTGGCCATGAGGTGAGCCCGCCCCGGTGTGTCAGGCCACCAGAGCGGGCGCGTGACCTAGCGGTTAGGTGTTAGCGGTGAACACAACGGCCCAATTGGCAGTGTCAGTGCTCACGCAGATGGCGGCAGTCTTGCCCTCAATGGAAACAGAAGCATTTGCGCTTCCTCCGTTGATGGTCCCAGCAAGCCCGGGATAGACCTTCAACGCATTCGTGGCGGTTGCGCTGTACACAATCGCAATTTGCCCAGCAGCAGCAGGAACTGGAAGCACTACGCCCTTGGTTCCGTCAGCGCCAGTGACGACGTTGACTGTATAGACGAGCGTGCCGCCGTTGGTGTGATCGGTTCCGGCTGGGGTTACCGCGCCAGTCGAACCAAACCGAAGGATCTCGCTCGCAGCTCCTAGAATCAGCGTGTCGCTGTGGCTTGGCCCACCTTGGAGTGTCTTGTAATAAGCCATAACTATCGTCCTTTCTGTTGAATGGTCGGCGCCGATTTAATGGTCGAGGCAGGGACAACAACCGGCGCCGGTTTGACGTTGGCCTTGGCTTTGTGAATCTTGATCCTGCCCTTGCTGGAAGTCCAAAGCTCGGCGCTGACTGAATCAGGCTTTGCATTGAACTTGTCTCGGGCTTCTAGCGGATCATCAAAGAAGTCGAGTGACACCTTGCCGCTCGCTTCAGTTGTTACAACGATTGCGGTTCTCATCTGTCAGCCTTAGCTGGAAACGATCTGCTTGATCGCGTCAGGGTTGCCAACGGCGTAGCCGTAGTTGCACTCCAACACCCGCTTGGTCTGGTCGTTGTCAGCGTCAAACCATTCGCGCATGACGATGGTAATGCCGGACTGTCCGTCGGTGACTGGCATGACAGACGGGCGAAGCGCAACGCCCTCCTCAGGGATCAGGGAGCGCATGGCGACCAAGATGCCGTCGGGGTTGCTGGCGAAGCCGACGAGGTTCTGGCTGTTCGCCGGAACCGCGGTCGATTCGTAGATGTCGAAGCCCATCAAGCGCCCGACCACGCCCTCGCGCAAGGTTGCCTGGTTGTCAACGCCTCCATCGCCAATCACGTCGGCGTCATTCAGCAGCGCGGCGCAGTAGGCTGGGTTGAGAATCAGCGCACGCTCCTCCTCAGGCCAGTTGTCGGTGCCGCACATTTCGCGCAGGTTTGAAACTTCAGTGGAATCGAAGTTCGCCGCAGTGACGGTGATTTCGTCACCGCCGGAGCCCTGGGAGTAAGCCGAGGATCCGTAGTTGGCGTTGGTGATGACACTCCAAATGTCCTGAAGCACCGCGTAGGCAAGGGCGTTTCCCTTCTGTCGTGCAAACCGCTCCATGGATAGTTGGGGCTGGGTCGCCAACTCCTCCGAGGTGAGACCCCACGAAACGTACTTTCGTTTGTTGATCGTGATGTCTTTGCCCTCCGCGCTCGCCGCCTGAATGGTGTAGGAGCCGGCGAAGTCGGTCGCCGCGGTCTGCGATCCCACATAAGCAACCTTCACCTTGTCTCCTCGCTGAACCGCTTCAGCGGAGAAGTTGTTGGCGAAGACGTTTAGCGGAGCCAGCTTTTTCACGAACGCCTCCAGCGCAAGCTGCGCTAGAACAGTGTTCGTCATGTTGGTGAATACGTTAGCCATATATCAGTCCTCCTTAGTTGCGGGTAAATGCGGCGCGGATGAGTTGTTCCCGGTTCTCCTTGAAGAAGCGCGCCCGCTTCACAGGGTCCGTAAGTTTCGCGAATTCAGCCGCGATGTGTTTCGGGTTGGTGCTGTCATCGCCGTCCTCCAGTGCTGTGGCGCCCGCGGCTTTCTTGGTTGCCTTGGCGCTTTCAAGAAGCGCCTTGGTCCCGTCCCGATCTCCGAGGTATGCCTTGACCAGCGTGGCGCGGATCTCGGGCTTGTCCTCGAAACGTCCAGCCTTGATGGCGACCTCTACGGCGCTCTCGGCTTCGGCTTTGTCTCGGTTTGCAATCTCACCCTGCGAGGCTTTGAGCTTTTCACCCAACCCATCGCGTTCCGCTTCCAACTCAGTGACCCGGCGGGCAAGCCCGTCGAGATGCGCCTTGGTAAGAACCGCGGCTTCTGTGTCATCGATCTTGACGGAGGGGATCGCTTTCGCCCCCGCCAGGATCGCCAGTAACTGTTCCATCCTGTTTCCTTTTGTTGAGGAGGTTGATCCCTCCGTCGTTTCCTTTTTTGCGGCAAGTCGCTCGATTTCTTGGAACGCTGGCGTGTTGACCAGCGCGCCTATCGGGCCGACCTCCGGTAAAGCTTGTGGGTGACCGTCCTCGCCGTGATACCACTCTGGCGAAAAGTAGGAATATACTCGATCTCGCAGTGATGCAGCACCGTTTCCGGTCCACTCAACCTCCATGCGGATTCCATCATCCCAGAAAATGCGCTTCGGTATTGCGGCGGCAGCGCCTCCCTGGTGATCAAAGTCGATGAACGGGCGAGACTGTTCGCCGGCGTTTGCGCGGCGGAGCATTTCCTGAAGTTGCGCGTCGAGGCGCGCTGCGTCTTCGGGAGATGACTCGACCTCAATCTCCTTACCTTCGGAGTTAGACGGAAAGATTGCATGACGCCCCGCTGGCATCCACTGGAGCGACTGCGGCGGTTGCCACTCGGATGTGGATGTCTGCTGCGTCAGTGGTGCGGCGTAGAATGCGCGTACTTTACGCATTGAAAACCTCCTGCGGATTAGGTTGCGACGTTGGCTCTTCGGGCTTCGGATTAAATGCCACCGCGGAATCGACCATGCGGTTAATCAGCGCAACGTCCGTTGCTGGAAGCGCAATCTGTAGGGCCAGTTTTGCGGCATCGCCGGGAAGCTGCTTGAGACTGACTTGTGTTAGGAACTCCTGAACTGCGGCTAGCTGCGCCCCGTTCAGTGCGAGCTTGGCGACGTCATCGGTGGCCAAACCGGTATCTTGTTGAACAATCTTACTGTCGTCCAATTCGCCATCTCCGTCTTGGTCCTTCATCGGCTCAACATCTGCTGCTGGCGTGGCGTTGCTATGCAGGTCGAGAAGCGTTCGGAACTCATCAAGCGAAAGGCCGGCGGCGTCGATTCGGTTTTTCCTGTCCACCGCCTCAGCCACAATCTGCGCGTCCTGCTCCTCTGGGTCTTGGTACTGCCGCGCCCAGTACTCCTCCCGAGTGAGTAGACCCTCGCGCACGTCCTCGCGGTCTTGCTGTGCCTCGCGCCCATAGTCGGCGGTTTTAGGCTTTGGAAACTGCCAGCGCACCGTCGTCCAATCTTCAGGCGCCGGGCTTAACTCGCCACCGTCTAGGGTCCCTGGCGCAAGCTGGTGGACATATACTCGCCGGAAGTCGCCAGCGAAGTCCTCTTGCATCGGCTCGATCGTCCGTTGCGCCGTGGCAAGGTCTCGCCGGGAGTCGGCGCCGCCTAGCTTGGTGCCAAGCATCGTCGCGGGCGGGTAGTTGACGCTAAGGCAAATCGACTGCGCTAAGAACTCCATGAACCCCTGCCACGCCGGCCCCGGCCGCTTGGGTTCGTATGCGCTCCACTCATCACCAGAGCGCAGCACCATCGTCTCCGGTTCCCATCGCTCTCGGTAATACTTCGCCGCGTCCAACCCATCCGACCCGTTCAGCGTTTCCCCACCCGTCGAAAGCATTGACTCGACATCCATTTCACCAGATGCGGTCTTGATGATGTCCTTCTTCGATGAAGCGTCCTTCACTGCAATCTTCTCGAACTCCACGATCTCGCCCATGTCGCGAGCGGTATTCAGCGCGGAAGCCATTAGGGGTTCGCCCATGAGACCGTCAGCGAAGATGGAGTTTTTGAAGTGGATAACATCCTCGGCGTTGTACGGTTTTTCGGATGTCTCCTTGTTCTTGGTGATGCGGAAGACGTACCGCGTCGGGCGACCAAACTTATTGCGCTCAATCCTTAGAAGCCGATGTTGGCGAATGAGTTGAATGGACGGGTTGCTATCGTCATCCTCAATCAGCAGGACGAAAATGTTGCCTTCAAGTAGTTGATGGCGAACAATCTTTCGCTGCGTCACTCCAAGCCCGTCGCGGTTATTGATCTGGAGATACTTCGATGCCTTGCGCCATCGCTTCTTAGCCTTCCGATTCCATTCAATCTCAGAACTGCCAGGGATCGGCATGATGCCGCACCCGATGATGTCAGTGACGAACCTCTCGACTACGCCGTGAATCAGCGGGGCGTTCTTGTAGAGGTAGAGGGAGATTCGGCAAATCTCGTTAAGCTGGTAGGAGTTGGGCTGAAGGTCCCACGTCTCCGTGTCGTCGATTTGCTCGGGAACGTATCCGCGCTTGCGGGACGGGATTGCCCCCTCATACCGCGCCCGAATCCTGGGAAGATCCAGTCGTGCCGGCCTGCCATTTGGCGCAAGAACAGCCTTCACAGCGTAACCTTTCGGAAGTCGATTGAGAAAGCGCGGGCGGGAAGCGGAACCAACGCCAACGCCTCCGCGATGGTATCCTCCGCAATGAAGTCCTCCGCCCACTCCGCAAGCTCTAGCGCGTGCTGTGCCGTAAGTCCTGTCTGCTGCGCGTAGGTGGTGGATTTGCCGTTGGCGGATGCGCCGACAAGTGCGCGGCCCGACGTAAAGTCGCCAATGGCCGAATCGGTCTCGGTGGCAATGACCACGCTGCGGGCCGCGGCGGTGTCGGCGGTGACGCCAGCGGCAACTATGTCGGAGCGTTCGGCATTGGCTGCCTCTCGGTAGATATACCGAAGGAACCGCTTCTTGACTGGCGTGCTTACGCTGGCTGTCACCTATCTACAGGCGACCACCCTTTCCCATTTCGGGAAAGGGCAGAGAAAGCCAACGATAGACAGAGAGGGCTAGTCAGCCTCTTTTCTGGCTACTGCAAGGCGCTGGATTCTTTTCGAGCCAGACTAGCGCGGCCTTTAATGTGGTCCGTCCCGCGACCATCCTAAACCCTAGTTGGCGCATCCGCTTGATGTAGCTGTACGACCGTTTCAGCCGGTCGGCAAGTTCTTGCATCGTCAATAGCTCTGGGTCGTCGGTAGCCATCAACCTTGCCCTCCTCCCATAGAGATCCTCCGCTTCAGCAATGCCGACGCAAGCTGCATGATCTCGCAATCCAGCAAATGGTCCGGCCATTTCTGGCTTCGCTTCTCCCACCGGCCAACGGGAGTTCCGGTTCTGCCCACGGCGCGAACCTTGAACAGCTTGGCGTCAATGTGCCTGAAGTAGGTCTCCTCCGTGACCCGCGGGCATCCTTCGATTTCTAGGCCGGCAGGAAACGTCACTAACTCCCACTTGTTGCCTGTCTTTTTCTTCCGCAGACGGTCGAGCATCCCAAGAAGGAACTCGCCGTTGAACTCGAAAAGGGGTAGGAAGTAGCGGCAGTTCTGTAGGGCGGCGCCAGGTCCGGAGACGAAGATGGGCTTGGACTCCTTGGTTTTCTTGTCGATCCACTTCGCCTCTCGCTCGCGGCCTTTTGCTGGAAGCCACCCAATCCACGCCGGTTTGATTCCCGGTCGTGGCATCGCCTTCCCCCACCGGAGGCACTCGTGGTACACCGTCTCGGTCATGTTGCCGGAGTCAACGATCACGTCGTTGTCCTCGATTGCGTGGGCCAGTTGGATGCGACGGATGCCGTCCCAGTCGTCGCAATGATAGGCGCCAGCGAGGCGAGAGTTGCCCGCCTTGTCCCATGCGCGGGCGATAATCCAAAAGTAAGGCGACGCCGCCTGCACGTCCGCGGTTAGTAGGATCTTGCTATCGGGTAGCGGCTCTGCTTCTGGTGGCGATACCAACTCCACGCGCTCTGCTCGGCTGTCTTGATTCTCCCATGGTTCCGCCAGGTCGCCGTTGATGAAGCCTTGAAGCCCAGTAAGGGATTGCTTCGCCTGGAGGAACTTGACTGCGAGGACGCCAAAGCTCGTCTGTGTCCCAATAGCGTAAAGGCTTGGAAGGTGGTATGAGCGGAACCCGGCCGCGGCAGTCTTGCTCGTTGGAGCCCATTTGCCTCCACGGATCATCAAGGTCTTCTGGTCGTCTCGGATGTCACCTTGGCAATGAGGGCATTGCATCCGCGCCGTCTGCGCCACCCGGTCTAGGTCCCATTCACCATTTGCCCGCTTGGCTGTATCGTCCCATCGAATCACCGCCTCGTCGCCCATGATTGGGAAGGTGGTGAAGTGCTTGTTCCATATCAGAACGACGGACTTGCCGCAGCATGGGCAGGGAACGAAGTATCGGCGTTTGTCGCCCTTCAGAAACTCCTGCCAGATTAGGCCGTCGGTGAGCGTTGGTGTGGATGATTTGACCCGTAGCGGGCGGGCGAAGGACTTAGTTCGCTGCTCTGCGAGGTTGACCGCATCCGCCTCCTCCTTGCCTCCCTTGTCGAACTTATCCACCTCGTCCAGCAGGACCACGCGCACCGGACGGCTCGCGAGGTTGGCGGGGGAGTTACTGCCGACGAGAGTGAGGACGGAACCGCCTAGCTGCATCTGGAGTTTCTTGAAGCTGTGCCTGTCGCGGCCGGTAGGAATCATGGAACTCGTGGCATCAGTGGCGCGGAGGACGGGGATCATGCGGGTTTCCGAGAATGACTTCGCCAGCGTCTCGGATGGCATAACCCATAGGATGCCCGACGGGCTTCGGGCGACTAGGCCGGTGGCGCCGGCTTGGAATAGGGTTGTCTTGCCGGTCTGCGAGCCGAAACACAACACCACGTCCGTCACCCACGGAGCATCCCACACGTCCAGAGGCTCGCGCAGGTACTCGCGACCAGTGAAGCACAGCGGGCCTGGGGATTGGGTTTGCGGCGGCGGGATGACGACATTGCGCTCGCACCACCCAGACATGTGGCTGCGGTCTGGTGGTTGGCTCAGGCTGGCGCGGACGGCTTCGAGGATTCGGATGTGTTCGGCGCGGAGTTTCATTCTTCCTCCTTCTCTGTTTCATCCTCGTCAATCATCTCCACCTCCGGCGCCTTTAGATCCGCACCACCCATCACGCGCAACGCCCGGTCCCGCCAGTCCATGAGGTGTGATCGTGCGTGCTCTGGGTCGGATGGGTTGAGGCGTGCCGCCAGTTCCTCGGGACAGGCCACTAGCACGTCGCGCAACGGTCCCAGCCATGACCGCACCATCGCCTCGGCCTCGTCGCGCAGGAGCATGTCCCCGCGCATGCGTGCGGCCTTTAGCTCCATCAACTCAGCCTCGGCCATCTGCCGGCGCGTGAGGGCTGCCGACTTGTCCCCGATCCACGCCGTGAACACCTCGCGCCATCGGAGGGTGGGGGAGTCGGGTTTTACGTCGATTGCAAGTAGGCGTTTGCGGAGCGTTTCGCGGTTCACGCCAAGCTCCTGCGCGACTCCCTGAATTGTCAGTTTCGAGTGCGGTTTTTGGCGTTTCATGTGTAAGTCGTTGATGGTGGCATATTTCCGAATTAGGTCTCACGCGGAAACATCGGGGACCCGTGGCTACCTCCCGAAAAGCCACCCGGCAAAAGATTCCTTGCGGCAATTTTTGCCCATCGGCAAGGCTTGCCTAGGCAATACCTGCCTAGTCCATCCAACCTAGCATCCAAAATCTTCACCTTCTGCTCGTCGGTTAGCATGAATCCGCGATCAAGTCTAAGAACCGCCGCCTTCAGTTGTTCGTATTGATTAGCGTCCATCTTCATCCTTTCCTCACACACCACCCATCCCCACTCGCTATCACCATCCCAATGCCCTCCAGCCTGCGCCTCTGCTCATCCGTGAGGTTCTTGCTCAGCTCCAATATGCGCCGGCTCTGCTCCTCTGCAGGATTTAACCTCTGTCGCTCACGCCTCGGTTTGCGCTCCTTCTCAAACCCCATAGCCCAATTGCGTGGGCTTGGCCTACTGCACCCAAACTCCCCCTCCATGGATTTGGTCTGCGCTTCGATCCAATCGTTGGCTGATATGTCATTCATGAAAACTCCCCCACCACAAGGTCCCAAGTCCCCTCTCCATGCCCCACACAGAACCTATCGCGCTTATGCCTCGGTAGGTTGTTTGGCCCGCGCCCGCTATGGTTCTTGGCGTGGAAATCGGCCTCATCTGTGTATCCCATCAGGTCCCAATCCCTCTCATTACACACTCTGCCATGCCGCTCTGCAATGATTAGACGCATGGTCTCCGCATTGAAATCGTCCCCGTACTCATCCACAATCTCCCCACCCTTCGCCCACTCCTTCTTCCAGTCATTCAACCCTGTAATACCATCCTCAGGATACACTCTCAGCGCAAAACACCACCCGCCGCTCGACTTCCCAATGTGCCTGCGCTCTTCGCGCTCACCCTTGCCGCAATGCTCGCACACGTTCCCAACCTGTGTTATGTGGTAATAATTAGTTCCCATCTTGCTCCTTCCTTTCCTCGCTCGTCATTATAGTCCTACCCCTCCTCCTCGTGTCGTAGTATTCGCGCTCCCACAATAGGCACCTATCGCACACAAACGACACCCCAGCCCCCCCGGTCCTAACCGTCGCCGGCCTGCCGCAAGCGCAAACCCCACTCGTCTGTTTCTTGCCCCACATCATGCGTCGGATTGAGATTGCCCGCCGCTTCTCCGCCTCGCTTGCGTAATAGGTTTTGTAACGCCTCTTGTCCGTCTTCCTGCCAGCCGATCCGCTCCAATCATTCTCGCGCAGCGTTATGCCTTCACGCTTGACGAAGGCGCGAACCTCGTCGGGTTGCATCGGGGGGTTCATTTCACTATCTCCACCCTCCCCGCCTTCAACCCAAACTCCCTCGCTTTCTGATGATCCCGAAAATACACATCCCACCGTTTCCCGTCCCACTTCCGCGCCATCCTATCCTGCACGATCATCACGTTGGTCGAGTATCCTGGGATTGAAACCAAAACACGAGTGCCAAGCGGGATTGAGCGCGGGCCGGCGATGGTGATGCCTTGAATTGGTTTTGTGTTGCTGGCGGTTAGTCCGTCGGCGAATTGACCGCAGCAGAGGGCGCAAGCGCAGTATGCTGAAAATATGGTGTTCATTTCCTCGCCTTCCTCGCTTCCTTCCACCTCTTACGATAATCCCTCATATATATCACATGAGCCCTCTTCGCATCCTCTGGCGTCGCGTACCGATTGCCCCTTGGGTCTTTGCCAATGCTGATTGGCACTGGCTTGGCGTTCTTGGGCTTTGAGCATAACCCTCTCTTGATCGCTCTCTCGACTACCTTTGGCCAC